AATAAGAGAGAACAATTTCATCCTTATACTGTAGCTAAAACTATGAAAAATGGTTGGAGATGGATAACCCCTACTTGGGAAAGGATTGGAACAGGATATACATTTTCAAATAATCATATTAGTGAAGATGAAGCAGTAAATGAGTTTTTAGAAGATATAGGAGATAAAACATTACAACCTAATATTGTAGATTTTACCCCTCGTGTAAATAAACAAACATTTAGAATAAATAGTTGTTCTATTGGAATGGCTAATGGATTTTTAGAACCCTTAGATGCCCCCGGTTTAGCTTTAACTAATAGTGTAACTACAAAACTAGAAAAATTATTAGAAATATATTCAAAAGATATCTCTACATCAACTTTGCATGAATTAAAAAATAATGAGTTATATATAGAAGGTTTAAATATATCAAATAATACTGTTAAAAAATCTTATAATTTTTGGGTTATTTTTATATTAAACCAATATAAAACTTGTTATAGATTAGATACTCCTTTTTGGGTTGATCATAAAAATATACAATGGAAAAATTGGGATTTAGCAGTTAGAGATTTAAATGCTTATTGTGATATGCATTACAATGACTATGATGTAATGATGTTAGCTCAAACTATAGCTTCTCGGGATATACAATATTATACTCCTATGCCTAAACATATTACTCCATTAAATTTCCCATTAGAAGAAACCTTACCTAAAACTCAACATCATTTGGATTGGATAGAAAGTTTCCATAAATTATAAATAGTATGCAAGCAGAAATTCATTCTTTATTTCCTACTGCTTTATATGTAAACACATATGAGGGAGATACTACTGAAGTAGTTAAATATTTTGATTCCCAACCTATGAATGCTGCTTCCCAAGCAGCATATGGTGAAATATCTAAAAATTCATATATTATAAATCATCCTGTTTGTAAATCATTGAATGATTTTTTTATGAAATGTTTTGAAGAATACGCAACTAATATAATGCGTTATAGATATGAAAAATTAGAATTTGCACAATCATGGCTTACATATAAACAACCAGGAATGTTCCATAAAGCACATACCCACCCAAATACACTATTAGCTGGTGTATTTTATTATGATGTTCAACCCAACGATTCTGCTATATGTTTTTCTAAGGAAGTAAAATCATTTAATCGCTCATATCTTGAACCATCATTATTAGATGATTACCAACAATATCCATTTTCACAAGAAGAAATATATTTTACACCTAAACAAAATAATTTTATTATATTTCCATCATGGTTAAGTCATGGTGTGCCACCTAATAAAACTAATAGAGTAAGAAAAGCACTTGGTGTTAATGCCTTAACTAAAGGTACTTTAGGAGATCAGGAAACAATATCAGAAATAATATTTGGACGTTATGCATAATCAAGAAATTAAATATGAAGTACTAGAGTTGTTTCCAACTCCTGTGTTTACAACTACATTACCCGAATCATTTGGTTATTTAACTGAATGGTTTTATAAACAAGAGATGTCTGGTGATAGTGAAGAACAGGGAGTAGATGTAGCTAATTATGGAGATAGATCTAAAAATTCATATATTTTAGATGAACCTGAATGTAAAGACTTTAAACCATTTGTTTTAGGATTAGCTAAAACCTATGGAGATATGTTAGGATATGATTATGAATCTTATAGATTTGGACAATCTTGGTTATCATATAAATATCCAGGACAACATCATACTCAGCACACACATCCTAATAGTTTAATTTCAGGGGTATTTTATTTTGGTCACCCTGAAGAAAAAACTCCTGCAATTAGATTACATAAAATGTCAGGTGGATTTAATACTTCATATATTTCACCTAAAAAAACCCCAGATAAAAGAAATTTAAAATATGCTTGGGAACAATTTGATATTGAATTTGCTCCAGGTTTATTTTTACTATTCCCTTCTTATTTACACCATTCAGTACCCTTAAATAAAACAAACTCTACACGTTGCAGTTTAGCATTTAATGTTGTACCTGAAGTAGGATTTGGAGAAGAAAGCAGTTTAACCGAATTAAAATTTTAATATGAATCAAGGGTATACATACCAACCTAAACAAATAGTTCCACAACCAGCAAAACCAAAACCTACAACAGGGGAAAAATATTTTATTTGGCATATTCAAGGTGGTTTAGGTAAAAATATTGCTGGTACTGCTTTAATTAAAGATATTAAAGCAAAATATCCTGATCGTAAATTAATAATGGTTACTTCTTGGCCCGAAGTATTTCTAAATAACTCAGATGTAGACAGAATATTTCAACTAGGTCAATCTCCATATTTTTATGAAGATTATATTGAAGGAAAAGATGTAATTATATCTAAACATGAACCTTATAATCAATCAGATCATATCACTAAGAAAAAGCACTTAGTACATAATTGGTGTGATTTAATGAGTATAGAGTATAAAAAACAGTTACCTGTTATACTACCAAATTACCCCCAAGGTATGCTTTTAGGTTTATGGGAAAGACCAAAACCTATAATGGTAATTCAAACTGGAGGTGGTCCTATGGAAGGTCAAAGATATTCATATTCTTGGACTAGAGATATGCCTTTAGAGGTAGCACAAGAGATAGTTAAAAAACATTACCAACAATATCATATTATTCAAATAACTAGACCAAATGGTTACAAATTAGATAATGTAGAAAGATTAGACCAAAAAATGTCTAATATGGAATTATTTTCTTTAGTAGTAAAAGCTCAAAAACTTGTTTTAATTGATTCTTGTTTACAACATGCCGCAGCCGCTATGAAGAAAAAATCTACAGTATTATGGGTAGGTACTTCACCTAAAGTATTTGGGTATGATTTACATAATAATTTAGTAGCAAAATTACCTAAAAAGGCTAATCAACTTATAGGCTCTTACACATTTGATTTCCAGTTTGAAAACAATATCCATGAATGTCCTTATATGGATGTAAAACAGATATTTGATATTAATACTATATTAAGTAATATATAATGAAACAAACCGTATTTTACCAATCTTCTATGCCCAGAGCTGGAAGTACTTTACTACAAAATATTGTAGGACAAAATCCACAATTTTATGTTACACCAACTTCTGGTATGATTGATATGATGCTTGGTACTCGTATTGGGTATAATGGTAATAAAGAATCTAAAGCAGGAGATGTTAAAATGTGGAAAGAAGGTTTTTATGCCTATTGCAGAGAAGGTTTTAAAGGCTATACTGCTGCTTTAACAGATAAACCCTATATTTTAGATAAAAATAGAGCGTGGGGTGCTTACTATGCTATAATGAATGAAATATTAGAGGAACCACCTAAAATGGTTTTTATGGTTCGAGATTTACGAGCTATATTTGCCTCTATGGAAAAAAAATTTAGACAAAACCCTGATATAGATGATGGTATATTAAACAATCTAAATTTATCAAATATAACAACCCAACAACGAATTGAAACATGGGCTGGTGGTCATCCTATAGGATATGCTTTACATAAACTAAATCAATCAATACTAGATAAAACAGCTCAAAATTTTTTCTTTATGAGATATGAGGATTTATGTACTAACCCAGACCCATTATTTAAAGATTTATATAATTTTTGGGGACTAGAATATTTTCAACACGATTTTAATCATATTCCTCAAATTACAGTTGAAGATGATACAGTACACGGTATTTATGGTGATCATACTATAAGAAATACCTTAGGGGCGTTACCTGATGATTCAAAAGAGGTATTAGGAGAACCTACGTGTAAATGGATATATGATAATTTCAAATGGTATTTTGATACATTTGGGTATCAATTATAATATTTATCAAAAAACACTTTTATGAGTTGGACCTATAAACAAAATAAAATAGGCGATATCTCACAATTTCCAGAAAATACTTTAGGATTTATCTACATGACCACTCACAAGGCCTCAGGTAAATCTTATATAGGGAAAAAAGTCCTATATCATACTAAAAAAGTAAAAATAGGAAAACGTGAGTTAGCTAAAATGGAACATGTAGTAGGTAGAAAACCTTCATATCGACTTGCGGTTAAAGAATCAGATTGGAAAACATATTATGGATCCCAAACATCAATCAAGCAAGTATTATTAGAAGAAGGACCAGAAGCATTTAGTAGAGAAATACTTAAATTTGCTACTACTAAAAAATTACTTACATACTATGAAGTAAAATATCAAATGGTGTATCAAGTACTAGAAAAACCAGAAGAATTTTATAATGATAATATCTTAGGTAAATTCTATACTAAAGATTTTACAGAAACTGAATTTGAAGATTTTTTGGAGCTAGATAAATAAAGTTGTATATTACCGTTCATGGTAAACCAATTATTAGTCAACTTAGTTAATTCCGTACTTGGACCAGGTAGGGCAACTGCTAGAAACAATTATGCTTATAGTTGTCCTTTTTGCCATCACCATAAACCCAAACTAGAAGTTAACTTAACAGAAAACCGAGAAGGTAAAAACCCTTGGCACTGTTGGGCATGTGATGCTCGTGGTACTACCATATATAATTTATTTAAGCAACTTAAAGCAGAAGCTCAAAAATTCACAGAATTAAGCTCTTTAGTTAAAACTTCTAAATCAATAAAAGAAACTAAAGTAGAATATAGTGTTGCATTACCTGATGAATATATATCCTTATCTAACGTTAGATCAAGCGATATAGCTGCTAGACATGCGATGGCGTACCTAAAACGTAGAAATATTAGTAAATACGATATTCTAAAATATAATATAGGTTATTGTAAATCTGGTAGATATGCAAATATGGTTATATTACCAACTTATAATGCAGATGGTAGTTTAAATTACTTTACAGGTCGCTCATTTGAGAAAGAACCTTATGTAAAATATCGCAATCCAGAATCATCTAGAGATATAGTTCCAAACGAACACTTGATTAATTGGAATATCCCCATTATATTATGCGAAGGAATGTTTGATGCAATTGCTATTAAACGAAATGCTATTCCATTATTAGGAAAAAACATACAAAGTAGCTTAATGAAAAAAATAGTTACATCAGTAGTAGATAAAATTTATATTGCATTAGATAAAGATGCAATTAAACAAGCTTTACGTTTTTGCGAAATGTTAATGGCAGAAGGTAAAGAAGTCTATCTTGTAGATTTACAGGATAAAGACCCGAGTGAAATGGGCTTTGTTAATTTCACTAAACTAATACAAACTACTTTCCCACTTACCTATTCAGGTTTAATGGAGAGGAAATTATTTTTATGATCAAAAAGTCATATAACCGTATCCTAGAGATATCAGACGACCACAAGCAAATTACCCTACCAGATTCACGTTATTATAGACGTAATGGGGAATTTTATCCTTCTATCACTTATGTGTTGCAAGCATATCCTAAAGGTAAATATTTTGAAGATTGGCTTAAAAAAGTAGGATATAGTGCTGAATGGATTGTTAAAAAAGCAGCAGAAGAAGGTACGGAAGTACATGAGATGATTGAAGAGTACTTTGAAGGTAAAGAATTAAAGTATTTAAATGATAATGGTCATCCTAGAATGGCACCCCATGTTTGGCAAATGTTTTTACGTTTTGTTGATTTTTGGGAAACTTATAAACCAACATTGGTTGAAACAGAAGTATCATTATTTTCAGATGTACTACAAGTTGCAGGTACTTGTGATTTAGTATGTGAAATCGAAATAGATGGTAAAATGGAACGTTGGGTAATTGATTTCAAAACCAGTAATCACT